TGAGCAGTATTCTATTGAAGAATATTGCTTCTTCGACTGGGTTTAAAGCCCAGTCGCTCCTAACGGAGCTCAAAACATGGTTGGTTCCATCCTGGTTGGTTCCCCTCAAGGGGATCCTCCTGGATATCTTCCACTCTGGGTTTACCAAAGTGGGGGATGAGGGTGAGGTACGCGTTATCAGGGCTATTCGACAGGTGTCCTGCTTCCTAAAGAAGCTGGACGTTAGTCGACCTGATCTCGAGGATCAGATGAAAGAGGAATTCCTCAGTTTTGAGGAGTTCCTCGCATCTGACGTTCCAGTCAGATCCAAACAGGTAGAGTATTTGCATGATGTTTCAGAGATGAAGCATCTGCTGTCACAACACCTGAATGAATTCCACATGGACCCTTTCGTACCTGGTCATGGACCGGGAGCCGTTTCCAATCCATTGGTGAAGTGTTGGTATGATAAACATTCCAAAGCTTCGCTGGATGGGCGTATCGGCTACCTCCTTGGCCACGCAGATCTTGGGCTCCAGTCGGACTATCTACCGCTTGTAAACGGTAGTCCTTCGACACGTACCTCGCGGTACATTAGTGTTCCCAAGACCTGGAAGAAGCTTCGAGGTATTTCTGCAGAGCCTCCGGAGTTGCAATTTTGGCAACAAGGAGTTCTGCGTCGGATCGACTCTATGTTTCTCCACGATAAGTGGTGGCGCGATAGAATCAATCTGCACAGTCAGGCACGATCACGTGAATTAGCCCTTTACGGGTCTAAGACAGGTAATTATGCAACTGTGGACCTTTCAGCCGCTTCAGATTCGGTCACACTACAACTTGTTCGTGACCTATTTGGGAATTCCCATCTAGGCCGATGGTTGCTTGGCACTAGATCTGTCTTCACATTATGTGGAGAGCAGACCATCAGGATCCACAAATTCGCCCCTATGGGGAGTGCTTGTTGTTTCCCGGTGGAATGCATGATCTTCTGCCTTGCAGCTGAAGTTGCAGTGCGCCGAACGCGTAAACCGTCTTGCTATGCAAGACAGGTCTGCGTGTTCGGAGATGACATCATTG